TTTCACTCCTACTTGCAGTGCCTATCAGCTTCCTGGATTCGAAGAGAAATTTGACGACTTTGTTGGTAGTGGCATCGACGCTATTTACTGCATCTCTGTTAATGATGGGTTTGTGATGAATGCTTGGGCACAAGACCAGAACATCAAAAATGTAAAACTCATTCCAGATGGAAATGCATATTTCACACGTTCTATGGGTATGCTCGTCAATAAGTCTAACCTTGGTTTCGGTGATCGCTCTTGGCGTTATGCTGCAGTCGTGGATAACGGAATCATCGAAAAACTATTCGTTGAGGATGGGCAGCGGGACAATGCAGACACCGACCCTTACGAAACGACTACTCCAGAAGTGGTTCTTGATTACGTGAAGTCTACAGCACGAGAAACAGTTACTGCTTGAATATAATCAAAGCGCCTAAAAGGGCGCTTTTTTAATAAATATCTCAGTGTTTAGAGTAATATCCAATGACCCTAGATCTTCATAACTTTTTTAAGTTTTATGATGATAAAAACCCAAATCACGTTGCAGCGGTTCAGTGGTTGGAAGATAAACTTCCAGAAAAATTTCTAGATGATGCAGAGACAGATTGGATTGGAATTTATAGAACAAAGCCACCAACTCCAGCAGTTCTAAATGTTCCTTATTTCAATCAAGTAGATAATTACAGAGATGCACATAGAACTTGCAACTCTTCATCGTGCGCTATGTGCCTTGCTTTCCTCAAGCCAGGCAGCATCAAAGGCGATGATGAATACGTCAAGAAAGTATTTGCAATCGGTGATACGACTGACCATGCCGTACAGACAAAGGTTCTGTCAGGTTATGGAGTTAAGTCACATTTTAGTTACAATCTATCTTTTGCTGATATTGATAAGAGTCTTGATGCTGGGAAGCCTGTCGTTATTGGTATCTTGCATCGCGGTTCTCTTTCTGCACCTACTGGTGGGCATATGTGTGTTGTAATTGGTAAGACACCAGATGGCAAAGGATATTATGTAAATGATCCATATGGTTCTCTCAATGATAACTATACAGGACCAGTAACAAATGGTAAGAAGACCATTTACACCAAAGCAGTTCTTAAGCATCGTTGGTGCCCAGGTGGCAACGATGGTTGGGGCAGAATTTTCGATTGATAGGAGAACGAACAATGGCAAGAATCGATTTACACAACTTTTTTAAGTTCTACGATGAGAGAAATCCTAATCATATTAAAGCAGTTCAATGGTTAGAAGATAATCTTCCAGTTGAGTATCTTGGTGATAATGTAGAGTGGGCTGAGATTTATCGCGGAAAAAAGACTAGTGCTGCGCCAGCCCCTGCTGCCGCAGCTCCTGTGACTGGTGGAGATGATATGCCTATGACGGGCATCAAATTAATCAAAGAGTTTGAAGGTTGCCATCTAAAGGCATATCCCGACCCTCTAACTGGTGGACTTCCAATCACGATTGGTTGGGGTTCAACTCGTAAGAAAGATGGTTCAGCATTCAAACTTGGTGATACTCTAACACAACAAGAGGCTGATGAACTTTTGATTGAACAATGTAAGAAGGAGTTTCTCCCAGCTTTACGTAAAATACCCCATTGGAATGAAATGTCAGATGGAAAAAGAGGCGCTCTTCTCAGCTTTGCTTATAATCTCGGTGCTGGTTTCTACGGTGGCGATAACTTTAATACTATTACTAAACGCCTGAAGAATAAAGAGTGGGATCTAGTTCCCGATGCTCTTTATCTCTATCGTAATCCTGGTTCAAATGTAGAAGCAGGACTTGCTCGTAGGAGAAAGTCAGAAGGTGAAGCCTGGAAGAAAGGATAAATAGTTAAAATCATAACTGATTCTTGATCTTAACTGGTCTGAATCTATATACCCCGAGTCCTCTGTGATTCGGTGAATACTTTACTCTTAACAACTTTAGTTTGTTTTGTTTAGTACACACTGAACTCACAGAGGATTCTTATGTCTTACGCTACAAGGGCGCTTGCTGTAGCGTCTGCTCTTTTAATGGGGGCACCAACAGCATTCGCAGATAGGAACTTTAGATAGTACAATCAGTGGAGGAGGAACCGGTGTTAGTGTTGTTGATAATCCAGTCATCTTCAATGCTGGTTCTTTTCCCGCAGTAGGAAGCCCAACATTACAAGATGGTTCTCCTAACCCATATCACGCACCCGCAGTAACACCAACAACTTGGGAGTTTGCTCCTTACGGAACTGCTGGTGCTGCATTACAACCAAATGGTCAACAAACATTTAACCAAGCAACAGAAGCACTAGGACTAACACCAGAGCAAAACCAAGCAATAAAGGATCTTCTTATTCAACAACAGCAGGCATCAGGTCTCGGAAATCCAACACCAACCGATGCTTCTTGGATTACAAAATCAGTCACCTTAGAGACTGGAAAAATCTATACAATGTCTTGGAACTATATTGGAACTGATTATGTTCCATTTAATGATGGTTCCATTACTTCACTTGTTTATCAAGGATCTGGAACTGCTCCATCAGTAACAGTTAATAATCAACTTCAAAACTATGCACTGCTTGGATTTACTAATCCAGGAACAGGTGATTATTCTACTGGTTCTTTTGGTTCTACTGGATGGCAGTATTCAACTTATCAGGTAGGTGCTAATGGCGATTATCTCTTAGGATTTGCAGTATTCAATCTTGGAGATACAGCATTATCACCAGTTCTTTTAGTTGATAGTCAGCCTGGAACTACAACAGCAAATGGTCAATCATTTACTCCTGTTGCTCCAAACAACCCAGATGCTCCATCTGTTGATGAGGTAGCACCAACTCCTGAACCAACTCCTGAACCCACACCAGAACCAGAACCTACACCAGAACCAGAACCCACACCAGAACCCACACCAGAGCCAACTCCTGAACCAGAACCAGAACCAACTCCAGAACCCACACCAGAGCCAACTCCTGAACCAGAACCAGAACCAACTCCTGAACCTACACCAGAACCAGAACCAACTCCTGAACCAGAACCACCAACATTATTAAACTCTGTGACTGTTCCTGCACCAGGACTTCCAGTTGTTTCTACTACCGAGATAACTCACAAGTCATCTGAGAAGGACGGAGTTCAAAAGATTAGAAGAGAGTTTGCAACTACAACTCAAACTCCACTATTAAGACAAGATACTTATAGTGATGGAACCGTTGTAAGTTCATTACTTCTTTCTGTTGATACTGAAAATACTCACGATGTTCTTTCTGGACGTACTGACCAGTATGATGTTTTAGATAAGATTGGTGGTGGATTACAAAATCTATTCATTCACGAACCAACTGAACCGACTACTGATAAGGTAAGAGTATTCAGTAACAACTATTATGCCTGGTCTTCTGGTGAGAATGGATATTCTGGTAAGACTTTAATTATTGGTGGTGGATTAGAGATTGATATTAAACCAACCTGGACGATTGGTGGTCAGTATAATAATATGAATATTGATTTGGGTGGTGTTGATAGCACTTCTAAACTTCTTAAAAATCATTATGGAATATTCAATATGTTCCGTGGAAATACATTCTCACTCTTAACAAATGCTGGATATTCTCAGAACAAATATAATGTATCCAGAAATGTTCAGGGTGTCTTCAATAATGAAAGTTCAGCACAAGGTAAAGAATGGTTTGTAAATAACAGATTATTCTGGCACCTGAATAAAAATGTAACTCCATTTGTTGGATATACTGTTGGTAATTATCAGAGAGATGGATTTATTGAAAGTGGTTCAGTTCAATCCAGAAGAACTGTTGATGATGTAAATAAAACTTCACATTCTGGTGAGGTGGGTCTAAATATTTCACACCGTTTTGGTGGAAAGAAAAAGGACTTATTTGGAATAACCGTTGGTGGTTCTTATGAGACTAGTGGAATGATTGAGGCATCTGCTTCTGTTGATTATAAAGAGATGGTGGTTATTGAAGGAATTCATCAAATCAATGATGGCGTTTCTAACACTGCAGTTTCTGCAAAACTTAAATTTAAGTTCTGATTTACCTAAATATGAGGTAGAACATCATCACAAGGACTGATGGGTAAACAAAAAGAAAATCGTATGAGTACATTGATTCGTATTGCTATCTTGAGTTGGTCCGCTGCTCTTCTGACAGCAAGTTATGCAGGTGCTCTTGCTAAAATGGACCCGACATTTATTGCAACAGTATTCACTGCATCTGCTGCTACCTTTGGTATCAATACTATGAAGAAAGGTGGTGATGAAGATGATGAAAAGAAACCAGAACCAAGAAGAGAGGAGTACGTAGTCACTCCTCCAGTTTTTCAAACTCCAGAAGTTGAATCCCCCGTTATTCTCTCTGAAGAAAC